TTTTATCTCGCCGATCATCGTTGACGAGGACTTCTGCATCTGCGCGGGTGATACCCGATTCAAGGCAGCTACACGTTTAGGCCTTGAGACCATTCCGGTCGTAATGGTGCCCGGACTCCAGGGTGACAAGTTTACCGGCTTCAATATCGCCGACAACCGGACCGCCCAGATTGCCACCTGGAACGAGGATGAGCTGGCGAAGATCATCGGAGAATTGCAGAAGCAGGAGTTTGATATTGAATCACTTGGGTTTTCGGACGTGGAAATGTCAGCCCTGCTTGATAGTCTCAACTCCAACATGGAGGAGCAAGCCGATCCCGACGAGGTCCCCGATCCACCGAAGAAAGCAATCACGAAGCCGGGCGATCTTTGGCTCCTCGGCAATCATCGGCTGTTGTGCGGCGACAGCACGAAGGGGGATGATGTCAAGCGGCTGATGAACGGCCAGCGGGCGATCATGATGGCGACCGACCCACCTTACGGGGTTAACCTGTCTAAGACAAAGAACGGGTTACCCGGCTTCAAGACAAAGCATTGGGGCGATATTAAGAATGATACCCTCGAAGGGGCGGCGATACAACCGTTCTTGGAATCTTGTTTTCACGCAGCGGAAGAGTTCGCCCTTGAGAAGAATGCCGCGTGGTACTTGTGGCATGCCCATATAACTGGCGCGTTTTTTGCGGCGGCGGCGGCGGCGGCGGCGGATATCCTTCTTCACCGACAGATTATTTGGCATAAGCCGAAATTTGTTCTAACTCGCAGTGGCATGTATCACTGGCAACATGAACCATGCTTCTACGGATGGAAGCGTGGCCACATGCCGCCGTGGTATGGGGACAAGAGCCAGTCAAGCGTGTGGGAGGTTGGGCGCGACGCGGATAAGGGTCAGCACCCTACTCAAAAACCCATCGAACTGTTCACCATCCCGATGGAGAATCATACTCTCATCGGTGGGCTCGTATATGAGCCGTTTTCTGGCTCTGGGTCCCAGGTTATTGCTGCCGAGACTCTCGATCGCAAATGCTATGCGATGGAGATCGAGCCAAGATACTGTGATGTCGCCGTGTCTCGTTGGGAAAACTACACGGGGCGAAAGGCGAAACGCGCGTGAAGGCAAAGCAAACCAGCAAACGGCCGAAGCCCAGCCGGCGCAAGGCCGTCGCTACCAAAGCCGTCACCGTAGAAGAGCGCAATAACATGTTTGCGTTCTGGACGGAAAGCGGCCGGAATATCGTGGCCACGGCGAAGAAGTTCGCTCCTCGATCCCGCAAGCTCATCTATAAGATCAAGAAAGAAGACGATTGGGACAATCGCGCGGCCGGGATCGACCATAAGGTCAAAGCCAGCGTCGACCGCAAAATTACCGCACGAGTAATTGCAAATGTCGAACTCGTTGATGCCTGCCTCAAGCGCGAAGTGCAAGCATGCCTGCAGAAACCAATAAAGAAAGTCGCCGGTTCTCCACAGAACATCGTCCTGATGGCCAACTTCGTCGAAGAAGCCCGAGGAAATCTGCCGCGTGAACCCGGCGAATCGGCAGTCCCCGAGCAAGTGGCCAAAGCCCTGAAGCTGCTCGAAGAACTGGAGCCCGCGGATATTAAGAAGCTTGCGGATGAGATTGCCAAGACCCGGAAGTCATTGGAAGGTAATGAGCAGTGATTCGCATCCTGATATTCGTCCTACTGGCCCTGAGAGAGCTGGCTATGCCCGCTAAGCAAACCGTCGATCGGCAGGAGGCGCTTCAGGCACTAAAGACGATTGCGGATTCGTCACGCGATGGTCGGGTGATGCTCGGTCAGCATTCGGTGAATTACTTCGCGTCGCGTTATCTCGACATGGACCTGTGGTCCTGTCAGGAGAGATGGATATATGGGCTTGAACACACGAAGCAGGGCCTTGTCATCGCCCCATGCGGTCACGGCAAGACCGAGGGTGTCGCCAAAGTGCAGCCGATCCGGAAGATTTGCTATGATCGGGATTTGCGCACTCTCATCTGTTCCAAGTCCGACGATCTTGCCCTGAAAAACCTCAGCACTATTAGCAACGAATTGCGTTACAACCCGAAGCTGATTGGTGACTTTGGCCCTTTCTGGAGTCGGAAGGCCACTCGATGGGACCAGCATCAAATCTACTGTATCCGCCCGAAGAAGATGAAGGACCCGAGCTTCGAGGCGGTTGGGCTCCTGTCGTCAGTGACCGGTGGACGTTTCGACCAGATCATCTTGGATGACATCCTCGATGTGCTGAATACTGCATCGGCAACGCAACGAGCCAAGATCAAGGCCTATATCGAAGGAACGCTGATTCCTCGACTCGAGCCATGGGGTCTAATCTGGGCGATCGGCACCCGCAAGCATCCGGATGACGTCTATGGTTCATTCCTTAAGAACCACGCCTGGACCTGTATCACCGATCGTGCGATCATCCGCGAGCCGGCCCACAATCTCATCGCGACCGATGAGCCGCAATTGGTGAAGGATCCGTTAGGGCACGAGTTCTATGTCAACTATCGCGTGGAGTTCCTTACCGAAGACCGGGGCGAGTGTTTATGTCCAGATAAGTGGACGATGGAGGGTTTGCTGCTTCTCCGGGCGGGCATTGGCACCGTCGCCTTCAACCGAGAGTATCAAAACATCGTCAGCTCGGACGAGACGGCCCTATTCAAGCTGGCCTGGCTGGAACAATGCCGTGACGAAACACTGTCCTATGTGACCGGTGACCTCACCGCAGAGCAGCGGATCAACTATGTGGCCATCGTTCAGGGGGCCGATCCCAGCCTGGTCCCGGACCCGAAACTGGCCGAAGCCAAAGACAGTGACTACATGGTTATCTGGACGGTCGGTCTGCGTCGTAACGGGACGCTCGATTTGCTCGGCCTGCGTCGGGAGCGCGGTCTCTCACCCGCCAAAGTTGAGGTTGCCCTCAAGGACGAGTATTACCGTTTCACACCTGCATTCCTCCTACTCGAAACGAACGCCTTCGGCATAATCCACGCCCACAACGTGATCGAGAAATATGGGCTGAAGGTAGTCAAGCACCATACCGGGGCGAACAAGAGCGATTTGTATCGGGGTGTCCCCTCGCTGGCAGTTCTGTTCGAGAATGAAAAGATTCGTCTCCCTTACAAAACGGACAACGATCAGGAGATGACCGACAAGGTGGTTGCCGAATTCTATGGCCTGGGGACTGAGGCCCACGACGATATCGTGATGGCGGCCTGGATCGCCCAATGTGGCGTCGAGCGGTGGCAGGCCGGGCAAAGAAAACTGAACAGCGGAACCGTTGGGGTTGTCAACGTCGGGAGCAAGACATGACGGCGCGTACGGAGACCATGCAAACCGGGACCGTGCCGGCGATTAAGTCTGCCAGTGGCGCTCAAGTGACCGTGCATTCAGTCTCCAAGACAGTGAGGGCAGGAGTTCAAGCCACCCGGCAGTTGGACCCATTTGCCGACTATTATGGAGACTCCCACAGAATTCTCAATCCGCGCTTTAACCCCTTCTCTCTCGCCTCTCTGACCGAGGCGTCTGATGTGCTCGGCCGCGCAATCGAGGCGATGGCCAACAACATCGATGGTTTTGGCTGGGAGCTGCAGCCGGCGGAGTGGGTCGACGAAGCTCAGATGACTTCGAAGGAAGCACTCGCCGAGAAATCATTGCTGACGCGCCTCTTTAATTATCCCAACGACAAACTTCAGAATCTTGTCGGTCTGCGCCATGATATGCGGGTAGATCGCGAGTCAATCGGCTGTGGCTACTGGGAGATCGTGCGCAACCGCGTAGCCGAGATAGCAGAGATTCATTTGCTCCCGGCCGTTACCATGCGGCTGGTTAAGAAAGACACTGACTTCACCGAGTATGATGAGTTCATCCGCGACGAGGCTGGGATATATGAGGCGATCACGCGGAAGCGCCGATTCGGGTACTACGCACAGATATCGACAGCGGGAGACAAACCTGTCTACTTCAAGGAATTTGGCGACCCCAGAATAATCGACTATCAAACAGGCAAAGAGACGACCGCTCCGGATCGCGCAGCAACCGAAGTAATCGCCTTCCCGATCTACTCGAGCTATGACGCTTATGGCTTGCCGCGCTGGCTCGGTACCATGATGGATATCCTCGGGTCTCGCAAGGCCGGCTATATCAACTATCTGTTTTTTGACAACAAGATGATCCCGCCGCTGATAGTGACCGTGTCCGGCGGATCGCTGACCAAGGAAGCAATGACCAGGCTGAATGAGGTCATCAACAAGGAAATCCGGGGAGCTGAGAACTTCCACAACATTCTGGTGCTCGAAGCCGTACCGGCGAGCACATCCGCCATCGAAGGCGAGAAGGTGGCGCCGGTCAAGATCGAGGTCAAACCCCTCACCGAGTTCATTCAGAAAGACGCCCTGTTTCGGGAATACCGGGCGGATATCAAGAAGATGGTGCGCTCCCAGTTTGGTCTGGCCGGCATCTTCACGGGCGATAGTGACGATTATACCCGGGCAACCGCCAACGAGAGCACCCGCGTCACCGAAGAACAGGTCTTCATACCGGAGCGCCGGTCGTTCGATTACATCATAGGCCGCACGATCATGGCCGACATGCAGATCAATTACTGGACGTTCCGCTCGCTTGGGGCAAAGACCTCGAACGATACGGAAATCGTCAATGCTCTCGCCGGAGTCGCCGAGGCACTGCCAGTCGCTGTCATTCAACAAGCGGTGGCGTCAATGCGGAACGTCCCGGCCGGCGACATCCTTCCAGAACTCGAACAGATCACCCTGGCCGAGTTCAAGAGCAGATTCACGCCACAGATACCGAGCTTTCTCACCGGAGGCGGTGCATTCGATGCGGGATCAGCATCGCAAGGCGAGACTATCGTGAAATCGTTGCTCGCCGTCCGGGAGCGACTCGCTAAAACACTGAATGATAATGGCATAAATACTAACTAAGGAGGTATGGACAAATGGCTGGATGGACAAACAAGGGCAAGTTTGAGATGCTCACCAAGTTCTTCCGGGATGAGGTGACCATGTATGCTGCACTCGTTACCGATGCGGTTGCACCTGGTCCGGATACGAACACTTTCGGTCAGTTGACCGAGGTTCCGGCGGGTAACGGATACACGGCGGGTGGCGTGCTGCTCACGCGGAACGCAACGGATTTCCCCGCCCTCGCGGAGGATGATGCTAATGATCTCGGCCAAATCACGGTCAGGGACCTTGTCTGGACGGCGTCCGGTGGACCGTTGCCTATAACGGGCACAGGCGCCCGCTATCTCGTGTTGCTTG